GGACTCGGAGTTACGGCCGATGGCCAGGATCGTCGCGATCCGCAAAGCCATTTCCACGGATCGCGACAACAGCGGAGTCTCATCCGTGCGCCGCTCAATGTCGCGATCGAAGGCCAGCCATGCCTGCCTTGCCGCTTCGCTATGCCAAGGCACGGTCACGGCCGGCTTTTCCGCGGCGCCGCTATGACAGCTCGCGATCATGAGGGGCCCGCCCTTGGTGTAGATGGCCCGCATTTGCGACTCGATGGACTCGGGAACGTCGAAAGGATCGGCGACCGGTTCAGCCGATGCCGGGCGATTCTGCGTCGACAGGACAAGGAAGCGATTCAGGAATCCGTTGTGCATGTCGGCGCCCTGCAGCGCGGCGTAGAATTCCTCGTGCGTCGACACGCCATACAGCGACAGGGCCGGCGCATGGATCGTGCGCGCGGGCTCGCCCGCCCATTCGGGAGTCGTCATGGTCTGAAACGACCGCCCCCATGCCTCGCGCAGAACCTGCGACACGCCGCGCTCATGGGGCGAGGCCTTGCGGTTGTTCACGCGCGACAGGTAGGCGCCGAACTCATCCATCGCGCAGCACGTCAACGGCGCCCGGTCCAGCCGGCGAACGACGGCCGACAGGGACATGAACTGCGAAGGCCCTATGTGCGCGGCCATGCCCGCGGCGTTCAGGACGCGGTTGATCTGATTCAACGCGTGATCCTTGCCCGCGCCCGTGCGCGCGAGGCCGAGCACATACAGGTGCGTGCCCGAGCGCGTCGGCCCGGCGTACTTGCGGCCGGCCGCGGTCCCGACGATGGCCAGTGCGGCGCCGAGCGCGAGGCCAGGTTGCGGCCGCGATGACGAGTCCACGATCCATCGGGCGATCTCGCCCACGAGTCCGGGCGCGGCCAGCAGGTGTGCGGGGATCTCGTGCGAAGCCGGGGGACTCGGGGTTACGGACTTTCCAGTCGCCTCCTCGACCAGATCGCCGCTGGCCGTCTCGACGACCATGCGCGGCGGGGGCGCGGGCACGGTGAAGGCGGAGTCGTTGAGCCCCAGCTTCTCGCGCAGCCAGGCGAAGGCGTCGTCGAGGGTCCAGTTGTTGGCGGCGCACAGCAGGTCGAGCGCGGTGTAGGCAACGTCGGCGCCGAAGTCGCGGATGCCGTCCGGGTGCATTTGCAGGTTCAGCTTGCGCTTCTCGAGCGGCTGGCCGGAGCCACTAGGGCGCCAGGTTGCTACCGCCTCGTAGCCGCCACGTCGCGTAGAACGTAGGCCATACAGATCAAGAGCCGGAACCCATGCGTCCAGGTTCGCCAGAGCCGCATCGTTGGTCTCCCGCCACAGGTTAGGATCGTCGTCGTGAACGTCGGACGACGGCCGGCGCGTCTCGCGCGCATGCTCCGCCACCTCCCCGCCCCAGCCCATGCTCTCGAGCGTGTCGTGCAGCCGGTCCAGGCAGGTTTCGTCGAACAGCGGAAGTTCCTCGGCGGCGACCGGGCCGCTGATCCAGCGGTAGGTCGGGCCGTAGGGGTGGATCGACGGGGGCATGACGGTCTGGCGGGTCTGGTTGCCGGTGAGCAGGTCCACAACGCGCCGCTTGTTCTCGAGGTTGTAGCCCCGGCTCTTGATCTCCGGCGGCGCCCGGTAGAACAGCGTCATCCCCTTGGCCCCGACCTTGATCATGGGCGAGGACGGGCATGCCCGGCGGATCTGATCGACCTCGTCATGGTCGGAGGAGTCGATGTCGACGGCGATCAGGCGGTGCTGGCCGATGGCGGTGCCGAGCACGATGCCGACGTTGGCCTCGTCCCACGCCGCCCACGCCCGCATCTCGAACACGGACGGCAGGCGATCGCGGAACCGCGGCCAGTCGGTCATCAGCTTCCACAGGTGCCCCTGCGTGCGCGTGCCCGGCGCCTTGTCGCGTGGTCGCAAAGGTATGGGCGCGTACCCGAGCTCAAGCAGCGTTGGCGCGGCCTGAGCGAACGGCGACGGGCCGGGCGGCTGGCCGGCGGTGGCGGGGTTCATCAGAACGGCGCCTCGTCGCTGGTGTTGCAGCCGATGGTGTCGATCCAGCCGTCCATGGCCTTGTGGAAGGCAGCGGCCACGACCAGGCCGCAGAACTTCTCCCACTGGGCGGGGTTCAGCTTGGCCAGATCGGTGATGCCGATGGCGTCGAGGTAGGCGCCGCCGCGATCTCCGCCGGCGCGGACGCACGCGGCGTCGAGTTTGAATACTGGCGTGGCATCAGTCATCTTGCGCCCCATCTTGTTCGTTGCTTGTGTTTATCTTGCTGATCTCGTCCGTCCATGAGGCCACGACTCGGGCGATCACGGGGTCGAACTCGGCCAGAGCGAAGGCGGATCGGCGCGGGGGCGGGGCGTTCTCGGGGATGGCTGCGAAGCTGCGGTTGGCGATGCCGATGCGGTGAATCTTGCCGATGACCGCGCAGCGGGTGGCGCCGCCGCCAATGGCCGAGGCCACTTGAGAGGCGCTCTTGCCGTCCGCCCACAGCTTGCGCAGCGCCTCCACCCTCTCGTCGGTCCAGCCGGCGGTGTGCTGGTTGCTCATGCGCTCACCTCCCGGCGGCCGTGGCGCGCGGTCATCCGCGGCGGGACGTGCGCGAGCGCGGCGATGCGATCGCACTCGGCCAGCCCGGACTCGGTCAGGAACCAGCCGACGCCCCAGGTGACGCCGACGCCGCCCTTGCCTATCGCCTTGCGAATGCTCCAGACAAAGACGTCTAGCACCTTGCCCGCGTCGGGCTCGTCGCCGTCCGGGTACAGCATGGCCAGGATCCGCTCGCGACTGAGCGTCTTGCCGCGCAGGGCGTGCAGGGACGTCAGCACCGTGGCGGCGCTGGGTGTCAGGGCGAGGGCGTCGCGGAACCGGCGCACCTTGTCCGCCTCCTTGACCGCGCCGAGCTCGCGTTCGAGCAGCCAGTTGTCGTGCTTCAACTGGTCGATGCGCTCGAGCAGTTCGTGTTCTCGCGCCGGGGTCACGCCGCTTCCTCCTGCTGGGCCGCGCCGAACCGGCGGCCGGTGATCTCGTGCCACTTGCCGTTCCGGCGGGTGATGATGTGAGACGGACGGGTTAGCTCGCCGAAACGCACGATGGCGTCGTCGACGGTCGCGGGCACGGGTAAGTCTCCGCCGTGTCGGCGCCACCACTCGCCCGCCTTCTGCCGCGGGTAGCCGCCATGCTCGAGCGCCACCCACTCCGAGACCGACAGCAGCCCGGCCAGGTACTCGACCCGGAGCGACGGCGGCGCGGCGAACTTCTCGTGCCGGCGCGGCGTCCACTCGACCACGGCATGATCGTTCGACTCCGCCTTGACCTCGCGGCTCAGGATCGGCGCGTCGTCGGCCTCCGCCTCGTGCTCGGCCAGGGCCGGCCACTCGTGCCCGCACACCTTGCACAGTCGCGCGGACAGGCCGGCCATGGACTGGCAGTTGGGGCACTCCTTGGCCCGCACCGTGTCCGGCTTGACCGTGCCCTCCTCCGCCGGCGCCTTCTTGCGCCTGGTCTCGACCTCGATCTGGTCGACGGGGCCGTGCCGGCGAATGTTCCCGCCGTAGTCCAGCACCAGGCAGTTGGGCTTCTCGCTCGCGGCGATGACGGCGAGACGGTCTTCCTTTGTCGCCGTGTTCGGATCGAACCCGGACGGCCACATAGGGCGCGTGCCACGGCCCAGGATCTGAACCAGCAGGACCGGAGACAGCGTCGAGAACAGCAGCAGAATCAGGTCAACGACCGGAGCATCAAAGCCTGTCGTCAGAACACCCTTGCTCACGAGAGCGCGGGTAAGTCGCGCCTTGAACCGGTCGATGAATGTGCCGCGGTTCTTGGTCTTCCCGGTCACGCAGTCCGCAGGGATGCCCGCCATGCGCAGAGCGTCACACACATGCTCGGCGTGCTTTACGCTCGAGCAGAACGGCAGCCAGGATCGGCGGCCGGCGCCGAGAACGATTGCCTCGGCGACAACCGCTTTGGTCAACTCGTCAACGTCAGCCGCAGCGGCTAGGGCCGTCTGGTTGAAGTCGCCGCCGGAACGGCCGACGCCGCGCAGGTCGATCTCGGCGGCGCCGCGCCGCGGCACGAGCGGAACCAGCCAGCCGTCGGCGATGCCGTCCGCGAGACCGTAGCGGTAGACGGTCTTGTCGAACAGGCGACCATCGCCCTCGTCGAGCCGCCCGCTCCCGGTCCTGAACGGTGTCGCGGTGAACCCGCACACGCGCAGATCGGGGCGGATCTCACGCAGGGCCGCGAGCAGTTCCCGGTACATGCCGTCCTCAGACGGAGGAACAAGGTGCGCCTCGTCGATCAGGACCACGTCGATCGGGCCGAGTGCGGCGGCCTTCTTGTAGACGGACTGAATGCTGGCAAACGTGATCGGGTTGTGCGCGTCCCGGCGGCGCAGGCCCGCGCAGTAAATCCCGGCCGGAGCGGCGGGCCACGACCGCAGTAGCGCCTGAAAATTCTGTGTCACCAACTCCTTTGACGGGACCAGCATGAGTACCCGCATCCCGGCGTAGTTGGTCAGCAGGTGGTGTGTGAGCAGCGCGACCGACACGGACTTGCCGAGTCCCGTGGCCATCTCAACCAGCGGGTTTCCACCGCCGGCCTTCCAGTAGTCCAGCACCGCGTCGTTGGCGTCCTGCTGGTAGTCTCGGGGGCTCAGCATCGGCCCGCCTCCACGTCGAGGTAGGCGGCGATCACTTCCGCGGCGAGCGGCGGGACGATGGCATTGCCGAATCCGCGCCACGCCACAACGCGGCTTGGCATCCCCTCGACTAGAAGTCGAAAAGGCGCGGCATCCGCTTCCCCGGCGGCTCTTGCGCACGCTTCAGCGCACCGTGCCAGAAACCATGACAGCGACCACAAAGCGTCTGGATATTCTCCGGCGCGTTGTTCATCGGGTTCTGGTCGATATGATGGGCGTCCAAGTTGGAAGTGGTCCCGCACGCGTCGCACCAGGGCTCCTTCAGGAGCTGCGCTCGCTTCCGCGAAGCGGCTGGAGACGGGGCCGGCGTTGCGTGCTGATGCGATACTGAACAGGAAATCGAACAGAACTTCCGGCGAGCAAAGTTGCTCTTGCACTCCAGCGCGCCGTTGAATCTCTTGCGGGTCATAGAGACCCCGCACCAGAGACAGGGCTTCGCGTCCATCGGTTCGGCTACGCGCGGCATAGGCGGCTACCTCGTCTTCGGCGATTTGCCGGATTGCGGAACGGCAAGCATCCAGACCAAGGGGAAGCCCATCAACCAGCACGGAAACATCGGGTTCGGGGATCCGGCGGGCCTTGCCGTCGTGGCAGGCGATCCAGTCGTGGGCGGACCAGAAGCCAGCCGCGCCATCGTCAGGCTGATATGGGCGTTCAGGGCGATCTGCTGCCCCTTCGAAATCCGCCGCTCGACCGTGGCCGGAATCTCCGAGTGCTTCGCCACATCGCTCGCTTCGGGAGTTCCCCAAAAAAGCGTGCCGGTTCAAGCCGTGCATCTGCGCCGGGAGCGGCTGGCCGCCCGCACCAAAACTCTGGTTCGGCCCACCCTTCTCGCCGTCCGAGGCGCGAGGCGTCGACCAGGGTGACGCCTCGCGCATCACGTTCGGCAACCCGACCTGCGCCTTGGTCCCGTCCGGCCGCTGCCCAGTCGCGCTCGTGCCCGCCGGGCTCGTCCGCCCGCCCGACAGGTCCGCAGCCGCCGGGGTGGGCCACGGCGATCCAGTAGAGTCGCTGACGGATGTGGGGGGCGTCCACGGCGCAAGCCGGGATATCGACCCCCCGGCCGGCGTAGCCTTCATCCGCCAGATCAGCGAGCACTCCGTCGAGCCAACCATAGCCAGCCGCTCCCGCAACCTGTTCTCCCATGACGAGAGGGGGCCGACAGGCGGCAATGAGGCGAAGGAAGTCGGGCCACAGGTGCCGTGGATCGTCGACACCGGCGCCTTTGCCGGCGACCGAGAACGGCTGACACGGGCAGGAGCCGGTCCAGAGGGGCCGATCGGCGGGAAACCCGGCAATCCGGGCTGCGAGAGACCATCCGCCAATCCCGGCGAAGAAGTGACATTGGGTGTAGCCGTCGAGGTCATGAGGCTGAAGATCCTTGATGCTGCGTTCGTCGACCACGCCCGGCGGCAGCTCGCCCAGCCGGACCATTTCCCGCAGCCACGCCGCGGCCTTCGGATCGAACTCGTTGTAGAAGTTCACGCCCCACCCCCATCCCGCCAGGCGGAGCCGTCGCGCATGCGGTAGGACACCCACTCGCCCGCCTCGTCGGCGTCTACCTGCTCGCCGGGAATGAGGGCGGGGATGAACAGGTGGTTGGGACAGCCGGCCTCCTGATCCTCGCGGGACAGGTCGCGCTTGTGGCGGTCGCAGGACCAGCGGCCGTCGCCATCCTGCTCGGGCGTTGCGTGCAGGCAGGTGCGGCAGTTGCGCAGCGGCATGGCGCCCAGGTGGCAGAGCGACAGGGCCGGGCAGAACTGACAGCCCCATGCCATCTTGGACTCGGGGTCCTCGTGCGCCTTGGTCGGCGGCACGGGCGAGGCGATGATCCGCTCGGCCTTGACCATGAGCGACAGGGACAGCGCCGGATCGTACTCGACGCGCTCGGTATAGATTTCGTCGTCGTTCTTGTTGACGGCCAGGTACAGCGCGCGGGTCGTGCCGCGCAGGTGCATGTAGACCTGCATCTGCGCCATGTGGACGGGCTTGTGGCCGGCGACGCCCAGCCGCTTGAGCGCGGTGAAGGACTTGTGATTGTGCGTCTTGGCCTCGAGGACGTGGTCGGTCTTGGGCGCCTCGGGCACGCCGTAGGCGACGCCGTCCATGTGCCCGCCGCCGTGGCCCCATGCGAACGTCACGGCCAGTTGGCCGCCGGTCTGCGGGTCACGGTCCAGCACGTCGATCCCGGCCCGCCGAAGGTCGGCGATCAGCCGGTCCTCCTCGACGTGGCCGGTGTTGAACAGCCGCAGCTTGCGGCCGTCGAACACCTCGGGCTCGTGCGCCCAGCGGAACGAGTACCAGAGCTTGCGCTCGCACTCGTCGCCCAGGACGCTGGCGCCGACGTAGGTGCGGCGGCTGCGGTCCTGTTCGCGTTCCCAGCCCGACCAGATGGCGGCCGTGGTCAGCGGGACAATCTCGGGAAGGTCAGCCACGGGCGCCCTCCTCGATGTCCCGCGCGGCCACCAGCAGGCGGGCCTGCGCGCTGTGAATGT